CATTGGCATGACTACGGCAGAGATCGCAGAGACGATCCACTGCACGCCCAGGTCGGCCAGGATGCTCGTCAAGAGACTCAGAGACGAGAACCTGGTCCATATCCAGCAGTGGGTCAGGATCGTTGGATACGACAACCCTGTCGCTGTCTACAGGTACGGCATCGGGGTTGACGCTGCCCGGCAGCCACCTGTCAGCTCAACCGACAGAGTGCGCAAGTGGCGGCGCAAAGAGTCACTCGATGACAAGGCATTCAGAATGGCCCGGCAGCGTGGCCGTAATGTGAAGATCAAACGCGACCCACTGACGGCGGCTTTTTATGGGAATGGATACAGTAATCCAGATGATTGAGGTTGCGGTGTGGGTTCTGCCGCCAACAGATCTGGCAGTGCAACTCCCATCGCTGTTGCAGTTGCCACATCTTTGCGGAATGGGTCAAAGGCTGCAAAGCGTGAACGAATTTGACTAGGGTCAAAAACCACACCAACATCAACTAACTTTGCTGGGCCACCGCCGGGATCAAATGTGTTCTTCAAGATCAAAGCATCATGCCCTCCACTTAATGCTTGATCTATCAAATCTGAATAGGTTTGATCTCTGTATGCACTGCCTTGAAAATCGTAAACCATTGGGTTTTCATACCGTAATGCCACGGGCATCACATTGCCGCCTTGTTGCGTATTCTCTACCGCCATTCTTTCGGCTTTTATAGATTTGAAGTTGTCAATTTGACTTAATGCTGGAGTGGCGGCATCTTGACCAACTAAATTAACCAATTGTTTTTTCAATTGATTGAATTGCTTTGGTTCAAAACTGTTGTACCAACCATATGGCATCAATTCCATATATTTTTTATCTAAAGCATTTGCTTCTTCTTGAGATAATTTTTTGTTGTATATAGTATTTTTAATTGTTTCTAACATTTCATCTCTGGCATCGCCATACTTGGCAACCATAGACTGTGCGTAGTTCATCCTGTTTATTTCAGAATCTTCCGCAATTTGCATTTGCTTTTCGTATTCGCCCCAATCACCACGCTTTTCTGCCGAATTTGCTTTGCGCATGGCGTCTCTGTATTCCCTAGACCCACCAATCTGGGCATAACCTGATGCGGTTTCTGGGCCGTGCCCTGCCATTGAAACTGTATTCAGTTTTGTAATTTCATCATCCGACATACCCATTTTTTTGAGCATCTCAATAGATTCTTGATTTGTTGACTTTTGCAACATAGATGCTGGTGGGTTTTGTGGGTCACGGGCAAAGAAAAATCCTTTTTTGGCACTTGCCGCACCCGTTGCCTCACCAAGCAAACTTTGATTGAAATTCTTTATGTCACCAGTTGAGCCGTGATACCAATCATGCTCATAACCTTGTTGCAATGATCTTGGATAAGACTCTAATGATTGATCAACTTTTGCAGCCCGTTGCTGGGCGAGTTCCAATGCCTGTTGTTGCGGGTATGGTGACGGCATCTTCTTCCCTGGCGGCACAACATACATTGGCTGAGGAGTGATCGGGCCAAGCAAACCACCTTCACCCATCATGGCCCGGTTGACCTGACCAGCAGCCAGGCGGCCATAACCCTTCAAAGCTGGGCCAAGGACTGGGATCGATTGCAGCAAGCCACCGCCAACAAAGCCAACCTCAGCAGCTTGCTGGGCGGCCCGTCTTGTCTCAGGGTCATCGAATACGCTGTAACCCAACTGGTCAGGTGCAGAGCCTAGAAGGCCCTGCATGAACCCGTAGGTGCGTGGGTCAGCAATGTCCGAAACATTGCGTGCCTGGGCGATCTGACGCGCTCTGGCGCCCTGCCTTGCGATGTTTGGGTTGCCTGTGTATGCACCTGTCGCCATCATTTCACCTTAATCTGCGAGTAAGCCCGGGACCATTTGACCTGCGCTTGTGGACGTGCCAGCAGCACGGGTTTGCTGTTGCAGAGCTTGTCTGCGCAGTTGATCCATGAGTGGGGTCAAGCCTAACAAAAATTCTTGCTGTTGGTTGAACCTGGGATCAAGCACGCTGCGAGAGATCTGCTCTGCCACGTTTTCGTTCATGCCTTGAAGGCGAGGAGCTAGCTGGCGCATCAAGTTGGTAGCTCCACCCATTAAGTCTCCACCGGCCATTTGAGCGCCAGCTCGCAGCATCTCTGATGGCGATTGAGCAGTTATCTCAGCAACATCCTGAGCCAATGGAGTAGTAACTGAATTACCCTCAATGCGTGCCCTGGTCACGGCCATCTGGCGCTCACGCTCAAGGTTCTTGATGAACGTCTCGTACTCGCCTTGAGAGTTGAAGACTGTGCGCATACGGTCCCGCATCTCACGCGAGTTGAGGAATTTGTCAGCGATGTTGGCCGTCTCGCGCATCCCATAGATCTCGTCACGCACTGACTGCACCGCACCCAAACGGTACATCTGCTGCTCTGCGTCCCCTGGGAATTTCTTAATCTCGCGGTTGATCTCTGCCGGGGTCTTGCGCAAGAAGTTCTTTGCCCCCAGCTCGAGCGCGTCTTTAAGCAGGGAATCGCTGGCAAATGTATTCACGGCCTCACGATAGACTGGGATGCCGGTTTCTTTGTTGGCAATGGCATCAAGCAAGTCATTGCGCAAAGTGTCCAGATCATTTGCTCGACTGCCCTTGCCAGCTTTCCTGGCCTCGTTTGCCATGTCTCCCACATACTTGTATGCCTTATCCAGCAGCAACATTGAGTTGGCAGGTAAGTCAGCAAACTGGGGTAGGCCGCGAGCAACTTCAATTGCAGTCTTTATGTCCTTTGACTTTGCAAGCAGCTCGTCAATTCTTGGAGAGTAAACCTCACCGGCCTCAAATGCTTGCTTGTACAAAGGTGCAGCCGCATCTCTTCTGCGCTGGATGATCTCTTCAGCCACATCACCAATGTCACGCGCACCAATGGCCGTGAGGTCGGTAATGTCTTGAGTGATTCGAGGACCGGCACCAATGGCACGCTCTGTCAGCATCTGGCGCACATCTGTCTGCGCGGCATTGGGAATCGCCATCGAGCCACGCGCCAGGCGGCGCATTGACTCACCGCCAATGTCTGCCAGCGTCTCATCCCGGCCCCCCAGGGTCCGCACCACAGCAGCCTGGCGTGCCGCCAGTTCTTCTGGTGATATACCCTCTTGGGCCAACTTCTTGGCAATCAGTTCACGCGCCTTGGTGGCAGGGTCAACGGGTTGCGCCATGCCAACTTTTTCAAGAATTTTACGGCCACCAGCGCCAACTGCACCACCGACTGCACTGGTCACTGATGGTGCAGCAGCGCCCAATACAGCGCCAGCTCCACCGCCAACCAGTCCACCCATGACCCTGCTCTCAAGTCCACCAGTAGCACCGCCAGCACCAGCAGCCGCACCTGATGCCGCGCCATAGCCCATGCCCCTGAGAGTCATTGAGCCAAGGGTTGGCAAAGCAGCAGCCGTGCGAGCTGCACCGGCAGCGGCAGCAGGTGCCGTGGCACCGCCAGTGAATGGAGCTGCAATCAGGGCGGCAGCAGTAGGCAGCAAACCGCCAACAAGCTCACCCGTGAAGGCACGGCCTGGGTACTGTTCCTCGTACTGCTTGATGCCAGCGCGGACCCGTGACAATTGATTCTGGTACTCAGGTCCACTGATGGCCCCAGCTCTGAATGCGGCCTCGATCTCATCGGCAGTATTGAACGTCAATCCCTGCATCAAAGAACGGCCAAAGCCTGCCTCAACGGGTGGACCGCCAACCTTTTTGGCGCTGGCGACTGCTGCCTCAAACCTGGTTGGGGTGTAACCCTCAGCCTTTAGGTATCCAACAAGATCGGCCTCAGTTGCATTCTGGGCCTGCATTCTGCGCACGTTTTCTTGCACGCGCTCAATGTTTGGTGTAGCCATTAGTTGGGCCTCGGGATAAGGTTGAATCTGTTGAACCAAGAACCTGATGATGCCGGTGCAGGCGCAGGCGCTTTTGCTGGTGCTTTAGCAGCATCGGCAGCAATCTCTGCCGGGGTCTTGATGCGCTTGAATGGATCAAACACGATCTGGTTTGAGTCTAGTTTGTATGCATCGGCATACTGCCTGTATCTATCGCCAACATCGGCTGCCATTTGGCGTTGTGACTCAATCAGATTTCTTGCTTGAGAATAAAAATCAACTCTCACGTTATCTGCGAGGGACTCCCCAGTCAAAGCCTTGTTGTATGTGGCGCGAATTCGGTCTGGCACGCCACCGGCATTTTGCGCAGTTGCTTGCTCGCCTTGCATCACGGTTGATCCGGGGTCGAGGATCTTCATGTATCCATAGACCAGGGAAATGTCACCCGCTGCTGATGGATTAAGCGCAGCCGCTTCAACTTTACGAAATGCCTGCGCCAGCTCAACGTAAGGTTTCATCTGGGTTGTGAATTCAGTGCGCAGATCTTTTTCGTTGGCAAACCCTTTGCCAGTGCCTGGAATGATTGGCTGTGGGCCAGTGGGTGCAGCAGCGCCAGCAGCCGGGGCCATAGGTGCGCGAGGTGCAGCACCTGGGACAGTGGGCGCTGCAACAGCACCAGGCGCACCAGCAGGCGCAGGCATGGGCGCAGCCAGGCCAGCACCTCGGCCAGCACCGCCGACTACGTAGTAACCCGTCTCTGCACCGCCAACCACTTGAGGCGCAAGATTGACTTTGAATTCTTGGCCTGGGGTAACTTTGCTCTTGTCAACCGCAATGACACGATCACCCAACTTCTCAAGAACAATATCTCGAGGAGGACCAAATTCAGTGATGGCCTTCATAGCTCCAGACTCATAACGCTGGACCTGGATAGGTTTACCAGCAGCATCAGTCATCATCATGGGCGTACCAGTTGGCTTGTCCATCGGGGCAAACTCTGACGGCACAACCTTAAATGCGCCCCTCTTGGTGCGCTGTATTGCTTGACCTTGAGCGTTGAAATAGATGTCACCCTGAGTCTCTTCAAATGAAGGCGCAAGGTTTTCAGCCATATCCAAATATCGCTTTGCGTCTTCACCCTTGCCTGATGCTGCCATCACATCTGCCAATTGGCGATACTGGTTGGCCTTCCTTACGTTGGCCGTCATGGCTGGCTGCGCAGGCGCAGGTTGACCAATCATGGCCTCACGTTGCACAGTTGGACCTGGAGCCATGCCAGGCATAGAGATGGCCGTCTCAGGCGTAATGGGTGCGCCGGGGGCTGGCATTGGAGCCGTGCCACCAGTCAGAATGTCAGCGATGCGCTTTTGCATATCTTGCTGGCGCTTGTACTCGTCCAACTTCTGACGTGTCAGCAACTGCTGAATCGCACCCTCTTGGGCCTTGCCGTAGGTACTGGTCCCAGCCTGCAAGCCTGCACCAAGCGCTTGGCCCAGTGAAATGGGCACTGGAGATGGGCCACCTGCTTGGAGCAGGGCCGCAGCCGTGGACAGCAGCGCTTGGCGTTGCATCGACTCTTGTTGTTGAGGGGTCAGGTACTCGCTCAGGGCAGACGTGCCACCGCCAAATAAGTCACCCAGCAAGCCCATGTTCATTGTTGCCATGATGTTGATTCCTTAACCTAGACCCAGCAAACCACCAAGGATTGCGCCATAACCTGCGTACTGAGGGTTGCCAGCGCCACCCAAGATGCTGCCCAACTGAGCGCCACCCAGAGCACCGCCAAGGCCCCCCGCCAATTGATTGCGGTAGATAGGTGAAGTTGTCGTGCCGCCAAGGTTGGGCACGTTCTGGCCCAAGGCACTGCCAGTCAGGCCAAGGCGCTCAGAGGCCAGGTTGCGTGCAGCGTCAAGCCGCGCCTGGGCCAACTGCTGGCGTTGCTGCTCAGCAGTCATCACGGCCTGCGCACCCGTCATGCCAAGGTTTTGCTGCTGGGCACCCAAAGCACCCAACTGGCCCACGGCAGTCTGGCGTATGCCTGCGCCAGCGATCTGGTTGGCAGCGTTGGCCCTGGCCGCTTCCATGGCCCTGGCAGCATCAGTCTGCCCAAACCCGGCTGCCGTGGTGAACCCGGCAGAGCGCAACTGGGCAGCAGTGTTGGCGGCCTGGCGCATATAGTCTTCATTGGCGATGGACTCGGCCACTGCCTGGCGCGAGCCACCAAATGCCCTGGCGCCAACTGCCCTGGCCTGCTGGGCTTGCTGGGAGATCTGACGCTGGCGCTCAATGTCTGCCAACGTACCCTGCACAACTTGTTGCTCAAAAGGGTTCTGATAGGCACCCATGTACTGGGCACCCGTCATGGCCTGGATCTGTTGGGGTGTGTAGCCAGCCTCAGCGAGTGCCAGTTCGGCAGCCCGGTTGGTAGTCTGCTGACCTGCACCGCCAATGCCGGTGGCCGTGAGCTGCTGCTCTGCCGTTGCATAGCCTGGGGTGAAACCCTCAAACTGACGGGTTCCAAGACCTGCCGCTGCGGTTCTGGCATCAGCCAACTGCTGGAGATATGCAGCTTTGATGTCAGGGTCGATGGACGTTGAGCTTGTTGAAGATGACGGCGTGCTGCTGCCACCCAAAGCCTTTGCGGCCAGACCTGCGCCTAATATTGCCTGGGTTGGGGTGATGCCACTTAGCAGGCCACCAACGCCACTTGCAGCGCTTCCAAACAAACCGCCAAGACCAGCAGCGCCAGCACCAATCCCGGCGGCAGTTCCCGCACCAACTCCAGCACCAGTTGCGCCATAAGCAGCAGCCAGATCGGCGGCAGCAGCAGTCCCGGCAGCACCGGCACCGGCAGCACCCAATCCTGGGATGCCAACGCCTGCCAAGCCACCACTGGCGGCCAAAGCAGCCAAAGTAGCAATTGGCACTGCATTCTGAGACAAGCTCAGGTCTTTATCCACCTTTGCAAGCGCATTGCTGGTGCTGCCGATAGGATCTTGAACAAAACTGCTTGCGGCACTGCCTAGTTGATTTAATGCGCCCATTTGAACCTCAAAGTTGCTTCGTATGTTCTGAACAATCCATCATCGATCTTCTTGATCTCTGATGGGTGAGTGAGTTGTGCAATCAAGTCATTGATGCGAGGGTTGTCGTAGAACGTGACGGCGTAGTCGTATCCATGTTCCTTCAAGTCATCAAGGTACTTTTGCACATTGGACACAAGGTCTTTTGCACGCTCACCATTAATGCAATGAAACTCTATGCCGTTTTTCTCGATCTTCTTTGTCAGGATCAGAGTGTCACCCTGACGCACAACAAAGTTCCCCGTCTGAGGCGCATTCATCAAACCATCAAAGTAGGCGTCAACCGTCATGGCAAAGCCGCCATAGTTCTTCGCCAGGTCTTCGGTGAGGATTTGCCTAATGTCTTTCATGGTCAAATTTTAAGCCTCAACGCTTGCCAGCGGCGATCACATCCAAACGGTTGATGCCAACTCTCCAGTCATCGAGCACCGCCCCTGTGTACCTGACCTTGACCTGGCGACCAGTGAACCGCACATCTGTCGGCTGACTTGCCGTATATGGGCCGTAAGTTGTCTCGGTTGAGGTTGGATACATTCGCGTCTTGAACGACACAACAACCTCGCCCAGGGTTTGCTCGTCAGGGATGATTTGCCGCACGCTCATCACCTGCTCACCCGTTCCGATCTCCACAGGACCAGATTCAGCGTAGGGCGCGACAGAGTCATAAGCAAAGCCAACCTCATGCTCGTAGATGTACCCGTCAGACGAAACCATCAGGGGATTCAAGTAGACCCCGCGGTCAGTGCCAGCGGTGCGAGCCAAACTGCCAATCGCCCAGTGATTCTCGCGGTAGTTGTACGTGACGTATGAGTCATTCTCGTTTGACTGACTTGATGGGTAGAACCAAATGATCTCGCCATACTTTGAGTTGTGGACAGAGTAGATCTTGCTGGCTTGGTTGTAATTGATGTTTTGGAAGATGTAGTCGCCAACGTCAGACACCAGTGGCTTGACATACCCGTCATATACCCAGAACCCTGACTTGCTCATCCAGATCGCAGCCGTGTCGATGGCCGCGACAGACTGCGATGAGATCAACCCACAGCCAGATCCGGCCTTCTCAAATGAGTACACGTAAGGCAGACCAATGTAGGTGCCAACGTGAACGTCAACATCTGTAAACAGCAGGTTGACGCCTCGCACGCGCTTGCCAGCCTTGAGAGATCCGACAGTCGCAAGCTCAAAGTCACCGGCCTGGTTGGTGGCTGCCGGGGTCCATACCGTATTGTTTTCTTGGTCACACCATTGAACCTTACGGGGATTGCCGCCAGCGCCCAGCGCAAACACAAAGCGCTCTGACGTTGTCATCACGGCGTTGCAGCTCGTTGGCGCGTTGGTGATGGCAGCGGCCAGGGT